GAACTAACCCCTCCGCTGCGCTTGATGTTGCTGGAAGCGGTATCTTCTCGGGAAGTGTCACAGCCAGCTCAGGATTTCTTCAGACGTTCAGTGTGTCTGGACTATCTATACTCGGCAGTCTCAATGTATCGGGAGCGGTCAACATATCTGGACTCTTGACGTTAAGTTCTACAACGGTGACAGGAACCCTTTCGGCTACTACGCTGTATGCTCCCACCATCACTACAACAACCTTGAGCGCAGGAGGTCTTTCTACGTTCTCAAATGTCAATATCACGAACACAGTGAGTGCAGTCAACCTCTTTTCGTCAAACTCGACGATCATCACCCTCTCTGCAACGACAGTGTCGGTGTCGGGGACCCTCACAAACACGACACTCAATATCTGTGGACTCGCAACTATCTCCGCAGCATCGGTAACAAACACACTGACAACATCCAATATCATCTCCACGATTGGAAGGGTGACAACACTGTCGGTGGCAACCTTTAGCGTGTCTGCACTCTCTACTCTCACAAATGTGAATGTAACATCGACTCTCAGTTCAGTTTACGTATTTTCTTCTAACGGATTCGTGAACACCCTCTCTGCTCTAACAGCCAATGTTTCAGGGGCATTCAATGTGTCGGGTGTCTCAACTCTTTCGAATGTGAATATCCAGAACACTCTCAGCTCAGTCTACATATTTTCACCAAACAGTCTTGTCACCACGTTTTCGGCAAGCACGGCAAATGTTTCTGGAGCATTCTCGGTATCAGGTCTCTCAACTCTTTCAAATGTCACGGTCACCAACACTCTGAGCGCTTTCAACCTATTTTCAACAAACGCTTACATGACAACGCTGTCAGCAATGACTCTTGGAGTTATAGGAAACCTTACCGTATCAGCTGTATCTATTCTCCAAAGCATATCTGGTCTTGCGAGGCTAAACAATGTTCCTGTCGTGTTGAATAATGTTTCACAGTATATCTCGTTTGGAGTAAGCTCGGGTGTTCGCGGGTTATACGTGAATTCTCTTGGATATTCGGCAGCCCAGGGGAATACTGGATCCTATGTGAATGCGATTGGATCCAATGCGGGAGTGAATAACTCGGGGAGTTACTTGAATGCATTTGGATATAATGCTGGATCCTCCAATACGGGGTCTAACTTAACCGCGATCGGCCAAGTTGCAGGATGGTCAAACAAGGGTGATTCAGTCGTAGCGATTGGAGAGGGTGCGTGCTCAACGAATTCAGGATCACTTGTAGTGGCTATCGGATCCAATGCGGGATGGTCAAATTCAGGAAGTAACGTCGTTGGTATTGGCACGAATGCTGGACAGTATAACACGGGAGCCAACTCAATCTTTATCGGAAGGAATGCGGGATCCAATAACCAATACTCAAACAGTATTATCATAGGCACCAACCCGAGTGGATATGCTGCATCTGCTCCCAATACCCTCCTCGTATACGCCACTACCCCCTCTGCTCCGTTCTTACAGGGCGATATGTCTAATATCCTATTTGGAATCGGCAAGGCTCCAACTGCTGCGCTTGATGTATCTGGAAGCTCGATTATTTCGCAGTCCTTGACTGTGTCTGGTGTTGCAACTCTCTCAGCTGCCAGAATAGTGAATACTCTGAGCGTGTCTGGACTTACCACATTGTCGGCACTCACAGTCACCTCAAGTATCGTATCGAGGGGACTAACAACAATATGCTCACTAGTGACACAGGGAACCCTCTCAAGTTCGAATATTTACGTATTTGGAGGAATCACTCTCGCAACAAATGCACCGATCGCGATGAACAGCACGTTCAGCAATCAGGGAACTACGAATCTTGCAGAAACAGCAGTTTCACGTCTCAATGCTGTGACGTGGCCAACAATTGCGGGCACTCCTGGACAATCTCTCACGATATCCTCGGATCCTGGAATAGCATTCTGGGCTCCATTTCCTATATTTGCGACTCTCAGCGGATGGTGGTTGGTAGCTCCAAACGGGCCAGTGTATATGAATAATCAGCAGTTCACAAGTCTTTCAGGAATCAATGGAATTCGTCTAAATTTTAATTCAACGTCGAATAATATCGGTATCGGAGCAAACGTGCTAACAGGAACAACTGGTAACGGTATTATTGCTATTGGGCTAAGTGCAGCTGTTGGTTCGTCTGGAAGCAATCTCATTTATCTTGGCAGCAATCCTGGAGGAGCACAGGCATACAACAACAGGTTCACGGTATTTTCTACCACGAGCGGTCTTCCCTTCTTACAGGGTGATGTCTCAAATATGCAGTTGGGTATTGGAAAGTCTCCATCTACAGCTCTAGACGTATCTGGATCGGTTGCTATCAGCCAGACTCTTAATGTAACAGGAGTCGCAACGCTTCCCAATGCGGTGGCAACAACGCTGTCATCTACCACTCTTTATGCAACAACCGCAATCAATACGTCAGGAACAGCTACACTCAATGCAGTGAACATTCCAACAACGCTAGGAGTCACGGGGATAACAACACTTAGCGCCACAAATACTCAAGCCTTAACTGCTACGTCGCTTGCTTCCACTGGAACCATTACGTCGGCAGGCCAGTCGACTCTCAATTCGATCATCGTGCCAACAACCCTCAATGTCATTGGAAATACGACTCTGACGAGCATGAATGCAACGAACATTACAGGAATAACGATCGGGTCCACTGGAACAGCAGCTCTGAATGCAGTAACAGTTGGAGGAACTCTAGGAGTTACAGGTCAGACTACCCTTGGAAACGCTACCGCAACATCTTTGGGCACGACTACGTTAACTGCAACAGGTGTGCTGAATGCTGGTAGCGCCACCACAACTCTGGGGTCTACAACGGTAAATACGGGGCTGAATGTGACGGCTCCAGCCACTCTAACATCGGCAGTTCTCAGTCAGAATCTCACGGTCTGTGGTCAAACACTCTTCAGAAATCTGAGTTTTACATCACTGAACAGTCTCACATGGAATTCGCCAGCGACTGGAAATACGGTCTTGTCGGTAGATCCTACTGGCAGGATACTTTCCTGGGTATCGCTTACGACCATTGGTCTCCAGAACTGGGCACAGAGTTTAGCGAATTCTACCATCAGTCTGCAGGGGATTTATGGAATCACGGGAATCACATCCTTCAACAATGTGTCAGCAGTCTTTGTTTCGGCGTCTGCGCAGGTAGGACTTGGAGCTGGAGTTCTTTCGAACAACTTTGCATCCAATATTGTGGCGTTCGGCCCAGGTGCAGGAGCAGTAGGTCTGAATACTACTGGTGTAGGTCCGAATAACATCTTCCTTGGAAGCAACCCTGGCGGATCGTCCAACGTGTCCAACTCTCTCGTGGTCTATTCACAGACAGCTGGCTCTCCTCTGATCTATGGCGACCTCTCCAAGAACCAGGTGACGATTGCGGGCCAAACAAATACAGCAGGATACACGCTGAACGTCAACGGTTCAGCACAAGCATCCAACTTCACGTCCCCAGCGGCTTCCTCCAACTCTATTGGCGGAGTTACGATGTCCAACAGTATTCTGTCAGTCGGAAGAATTAACAGTCTCACCAATCTAAATGGTATTGAAACAAGGTTTGATTCTGCAAATCAAGTGATATTCATTGGTCAAAAGTTTGGCGAAGCAGCACTTCCCGCTGGATCAGTAAACGTATTCCTAGGACAGTTTGCTGGTGCAAGCTACGCGGGAACAGGAACAGTCGGTATAGGTCCTGGTGCTGCAGCATTTTTATCAGGTTCAAACAATACCTGCATTGGACCGAATGCTGGTAATTCATCAACTGGTTCATGTAATAACTTTATCGGTACGCTCGCAGGTCAAGTGAATAATGCGTCATTTGTAAATGCAATCGGCGTTTCAGCAGCACTCGGAAATCAAGCGTCGTTTGTAGATGCGATGGGGTGGGAGGCTGCAGCGGGCAACGTTAATACAGGAACAAATCTGATTGCGATCGGATCCAATGCAGGAAGGGGTAATCACGGAGCATCCAACATATACATAGGTGCACGAGCAGGGAATGGTCAGGGCCCAGCATTTAATTCAAATTCTTGTAATGCGATAGTCATTGGTTCACTTACTGGGATAGCCACGAACGGGAACGCTAATATAGGAAATCGTTCTATCAATATTGGAACAAAATCAAGTACAGCTCAGAATAGAGAAGACCAAATTGCGATTGGAACTGGAGCATATAGTGAAGGCACTGGATCAATTGCGATTGGAGTCAGTGCCTATGCTGTCGGGCCGAAAACGATAGTGATTGGATCAAACGTCGGTGGGGGAACGAACGCTGCGGATGTAATAGCCATCGGAACCAACGCAGGAACCAATCTCCCCAATCTTGCAAATAATATCTACATCGGCAGCAATGCAGGATACACACCCGCAACATCCAATACTCTTGTGGTCCAATCACTTGTAAGCACTGCCCCAGCTCTCCAGGCAGATCTCGCGAATCGGCGTCTGGGTGTTGGCGGTGCACCGTTGTACAGCCTTGATGTCCAAACAACCAGTGCTGGATTGAACGGTGTGCGCATTGCTAGAAATGATACATCAAATGTGACTGCAGGTCTGTATCTGGAAGCTGGATTTATTCCGACAGGGGGTGGATTGACTACAGAAAATCGGACACTTGTTTCCTTTGCAACTCGTGGAGGCGGCGGAGGAACAGTGGTTCAGAGCTTAATGAGTAGCTATGAAGGAGGAAACTACGGTCTAAGTATCAAGAATGGAAACACTATCTCTTCCGAAACATTTGTTCGCGTGGATGCTGCTGGCAGTCGGATGGGTGTTGGAACTGTGTCTCCTACAACGAGTCTAGACGTTTCGGGAACGTTCAGGGTTACAGGAACAACTACCCTAAGTGCGCTAAACGGCGTAAGGTGGCCGACTACAGCGGGAGCGGTAAACACTCAGCTTGTGATAAGTGCAACAGGCGAAGCATCCTGGGTACCTCCAGGAACAATTGATTCTGCTTCATGGTCAATCAACCCCGCACTTCAGACAGTGAATATGGCTGGATTCGGTCTCGCACGTCTATCCTCCATCAACGGACTCATGACAACCATTTGCTCAGTAACGAACCAGATCGGACTTGGAGCCAACGTTCTAGGGAACAACACGGCTTCGAACGTCGTAGCACTCGGTTCCAATGCAGGTAGCAATGCGGCCGCAGACTCAACATGGTCTAACTGCGTATATTTGGGATCAAACCCAGGAACAACTGCTAACGGTGCGAATACGTTCCTGCTCTACTCTACGACTGCTGGAGTTCCAGCTCTTCAGGTGAATATGGGATCCAATTGGTTAGGAGTTGGTAAGGCTCCCACGATGCCTCTCGATATCTTAGGCAATGGCCAAGTCACTGGACAATTCACAGCTCGGAGCAAACTTCTTGTAGGAAACTTCACCGCGAATACGTGCAATTATGCAGTCAACATCTTATCGTCTGGAGGACGGACAGGGTTTATTACGTGGAGCTGCAATACCGCCCAGACTCCATATTTGGGTCTTGGCTGGGATCAGGCTGTTGATGGGTTAGTCATTAGTTCGGGACCAGGCTTAGGTGATATCGGAACAGTAAACTCCTTCTTTGTGTCTCGCAATACAGGCTTTGTCGGAATCGGAAAAAATTCAGCATCTTTTCCTCTTGATGTAGCGGGCCAGATCAATACATCCGATCGGTTCAGTTCTCCTTCCACATCCTCGAACTCTATTGGCGGAGTCACGATGTCCAACAGTATTTTGACGGTCGGAACGATCAGTGGAGTCCAAAATCTCAATGGCCAAAATCTAAAAATAGACGGCACGATTGGATTGATTGGAATTGGTCCTAATATGGCTCTTGGAGGAAGATCCAATATCGCCATCGGAAACTTTGCTGGATACGATTACAGTGAAATGGGAAGCGGTGAGGGAGCACAACTCATTGCGATTGGTGGATCTGCAGGTTATGGATCTGGGGGAGTTTCTAATACGTTCCTAGGATACCATGCGGGCGAGAGGCAGAGTGGAAGTTTTGTGAATGCAATTGGGCATTTTGCATGTGAATCCAATAGGGGTTCCTATGTGAATGCTATGGGATATTATGCAGCATGGTCCAATGCTGCATCCAATGTAGATGCGATTGGATCCTATGCGGGATATCAGAACATTTCTACAGGAATAAATCTGGTGGCGATTGGATCCAATGCAGGAAGAGGTAATCGCGGAGCATCCAACATATACATAGGTGCTGGAGCTGGATATGGAACTTCAGTCACGAATGTCGCGAATGCAATTGTGATTGGTTCTGGCGCAGGTGCCTTTCCTGCCTCTGCTGGCAGTGGATACGTCGTAGGAACCCAATCAATCATTGTAGGAATGCGGGCACGCGCAGCAGGAACCGATTCTATCTCTATTGGTACTTTAACAGGGGTAAGTAACACTGGTACTAATAGCATTGCGATTGGAAGCTTTGCGAAAACATCTGGACCAGACTGTGTTGCGTTAGGCACCTCTGTAACTGCAGGACTCGGAGGGTCCAAAGTCATTGCGATTGGAAGTAATGCGGGCGAGTCAAATCTGACTGTAACAAACGCTATTTATCTCGGAAACAATCCTGGATACAGTCCAGCCTCTAACAATAATTTTGTCTTGTACTCCACGAATACCACCCTCCCTACTCTCCAGGCTGATCTTTCTAACCGATGGCTAGGTGTTGGAAGGACTCCGTCAGCAGCACTGGATGTAGCAGGAACCATTCGGGCATCTGGTCCAGTGATTTCTACTCTCAATATTTCAGGTATATCTTCGGGGTCATCGCTGACACTCACGACTGATGTAGCTGCTACATATTTCAGTTTAATGACAGTTGCATCGAACATTACAGTTACACTTCCTACTACCCTTCCTCCTGCAGGAACTTACTGGGTTGTTAAGAACAACAGTCCAGTGAACTACACACTGACATCTGTAAATGGTGTTTTCAATGCTGGAAGCAATACCTATTATCTCCAGGCAGGTATTGGAACGTCTATTGCATACTCGGGAATACAGGCTAACGGATCCCCTGCGTATTACACGTTCTAATCCCCTCCCACCCCAACACAATATATAGAATGCAAATCTACGACACAAGGAGTGTAGTAGATTTTCAAACATTTACCTTCTCGGGTCACGCCCGTAAACTTGCGAACAAATCACTTCTTCAAAGCATTCAGTTGGGTCACGCCGATTATGCCTGTTACTGGACTCTGGAACTCCTATGTTCAGGTCTTGTGCACTCGATGTGGACCACGTTCTTTGAAGCAGCGTCGCTCTATGTTCACCGTTCCTGTCCCAATATCTTCACCTATCTAGTTAGTCAATATGAACGGTTCGCCGAAATTGAACAGATGTATACGCTTCACACCATGACAGAGATCCGTAATCGTGATGATGCACGTCTTCTAGTCTGTGAAGTTGCGGTGGTTCTGGCTACGGCAAAAAAGCAGAAGACCATTACGCTCCCGACCATTAAGGCCGAGCATGATTTCTTACCTGAGACAGTCAGGGAAAACCTGCGAGCAACATCACAGATGGTGAGCGCCCCGTTCCTGAAAGCTGACGATCCGTTTGAACTCAAGATTCCTTTCAACGAGTTCTGCTTTTCGATTCAGACGCGCGATACCCAACGAGCTTTTTACTGGCTCTCATGGATTCTGGCATACGCTCGCGAACAAAAGAAGCGCACAAAGCAGGCCGTTATGGTCGCGGAACGGAAGAGTCCTTACTATTCCTCTAAGTATGCGAAACATCTCATCTGGATGATCTGGGATGTGATTAATGCCCAGAGCAATACGTATGTCGAAGCCCTATTCAAGCTTTATTGTTTACGATGGGAGCCAGGGACTTCACGGGCGAAACAGACGTTCCTGTTGACAGCCATTCTGTTTGTCACTGAACCTGTGGATTCTCGTGAACCTGCTAAGAGGGATGAAGCGGCAATTCCGCCGATGCTGGCAAAAATTCCTCAATTACTGGAAACAATACAGGCTACGCGCAATACTTTCCAAGCTAGAGAATAAGTAATAAAAAGAATGGCTGGTCCTACTGCTGCACAGAAACTCCAGATCTCGGCGTTCCAGGGTCTCCTATTCTACATCCTGGCCAACCCCATTACGTTTCGCGTCATGGACGGTCTTGTGACGTCTATGACGGGACCGTATACCACGTTCCGCATCTTTGAGAACGGTCTGCCGACAGGGTTCGGTCTCCTCCTCCATGCCGGGGTCTTTTTCGCGGTGACGCTAGGCTTGATGTATGTTTAGTTTAAACATAACACGCTTACCTATACAAATGTACCGCATCACAAAGATGGGGATGGTGTATATGAAGCCCACGATTTCGTATACAACTAGTTTTCTTTGGTGTGGAACCCAGTGTTTGAATCCACACGAAAGAACATGTCGAACCCTTCATCCTCAAGCGGACGGATCGGTAAAAATTGAGATGTTTCCATACCCCAATGTTTTGGATCGGATTGATTCCAGAGAGGAGGTTGTGGTGCAAAAGTATGTGGACGGTTCCTTTTCCGAGAACGATGATCTGTTTACGCCGACGGAGCAGGCTTCTTCGCAGAAAGCCACGACGGGCAGCACTTCTTCACCTCGGCCAGTGCAACGTTCGCAACCTTCCCGAGTTCGGCCTTCACGAGCTTGACTGCCTCAATGACATAGGGAAGCGCAACATCGCACCACACAACAAGCTGAGTCTTCTGCTCATCGGATAGAGGAGACTCACGAATGGCCTTCTTCACCTCTTCCACAATAAACTTCGCCTTATCCTCGTCCGAGCGGTCGGCGAGAATCTCTACCTCAGCGATCTTCTGAATAACAAACTTCACAAGCTCAGACTTATTGGCAAAGTCGATCACGGCAGCCTTCACTACCGCCACCGCCACTACCTCTGTAGCGGGTGCGGGAGCGGGAGCGGGGGCAGAATCAACAGGCACAGTGACTTCAGGAGCAGGGGCAGGGGCAGGATCAGACGACATTGTGCTTGTGTTTAATTTTAGGTCTTACAAAACTTTCAATAGAATAACTCAGCACTGCATGGAGATCTCTGATATCGTGTATCTCGCATTTTCAACAATTATGGTTGTCGTCATTCTTCACGTGGGTGTGTTCTGGGTGTCTCGCCTCATCCAGCCGCCCAAGCCGAAGATCGTGTATGTCGATCGCGCACCGCCTATTATTCCCGAAGTCGTATCGGCTCCTATCCTCCCAACTCCGCCGCCGCCCGTATCCCCGCCACCTCAGTCACAGGTCCAGCCTCAGCCTCAGCCCCAGTCTTCTATGGCTCGCGAGATGCCCCAAGCCATGAGTGTTCCAACCTACGATATGCCGCCGCCAATTGTTCAGTCCAACAAGGCTCAGGGCATGGCGGCATCTCCAGTCTATGATATGCCCCAGCCGAACAAGCCTAATGCCTCTGGTCTCCCTCCCCCGATCGAAACACGAGATGTAGACCGCGTAGGATTCTCGGGAGGGAAGGCGGCGCCGCCACAGTAGGCGTTTTCACAGTATGCGGTATACTAGGTAATGAATCGGTTGAAGAGCCTGTATAAGTGGGATCCTGCAGTCCGCTTAACCCGCCAAGGGAAAGTCGGGAACTATTCAGTGAAGGCTCCTCAGGGAGGAGGGATTCCAGGATGGTTGTGTCTGACGCGCGATGAAGATTCAAAACCAATTGCTCTTTGGGTTCCCAGGAAGGAGAATGCTGTTGCCCAGCCTGTTCGGCTCGTATGGGACGAACGGTGTTTTGAGGATACGATTCTTCGTGTCGAGTATACACCTACGCATGTGTTTCTAGCAGATGCGTGGATGTTGAATGGAACTCCTTTGTTTATGAATACCACATTTGGTGCAAGACAGGCTATGTTGAAATCTATTTTTGCACTCCATACCCCTTGTCCCGAATTTGAGACGCGGGCTATCCGACTCCGCGATGATATCACCGATATTCGGGGTTACGAGTATTACAGCAATATGGAAGGCGAGAAAGGTGTGTTTGCCGAATGTAAGAAAAAGGAGGAGGAAGCGTTGAAGTATGAGATTGTGGCTACAGATATTCCCGACGTCTACAAGGTTGCCGATGTAGGGTATCTTCGAGTCAGAACAATGGCTCTTTCCAAAACTCTGAGATCATTTGGCAGAGTGTTTGCCCTAGAGTGCGTTCAGAACGATGATGGAACGTGGACGCCAGTAATAGATTCTCTGACAAATACAAATGGCTCGTAAACTCCACACTACAAAGAAAGTGAAGAAGGCTGGTCGTCGCCATCGTCGTCATGTCTTCACTAAGAAGGGTGGTGGCTACGGCTTTGGCGGCTCTGTCCTCTCGAGTGTCGGTGGCCCCAATGCTGGTAATGCGCTATGGGACTCGGACACAGCAAAGGATTGCGGAGTAGGTAATCGTGGTGGAAACAATACCCTTGCAGGCGGTCGTCGTCGTCGCCGTTCCTCCAAGAAGACAGCAGGACGTCGTCGTAAGCATCGTGGAGGCACGCTGGCCCTCCAGCAGCCCCGTGCGGGATACACGTTCAACGGAAGCGGTGTCGCAGGAACAGCCGACACTGTCCCCATTGGAAGCACCGTGACCTCTGTATGATATAAATATCTTTGACTGAATTAATGAAGGCGAACGTAGATACAGCCGTAGCAGCTCTACTCCTCTTAATCTCCATCGTATTCCTTGTTCAACGTCGTGTAGGATACCTGGCTGTCTGGCTGCTCCTGATCACGGTGGTTATTGGATACGGAGTTCGTATGCCCCTTACTGTGGCCGTAACCCTTGGTATTGCCACAGTTGCAGCTGTTGTGCTTCTGTCTGGACAGGCCATTCGTGAAGGATATGAGAACCCAAATGAGTCGGAGGATAAGAAAGACGAGAAGAAAAAGAAGTCCGAACCGAAGCCCCATTCTTCATCGAAGAGCGATAAGGCGGAGGAGAATACTATGGACGCCCACCTTGATGCGGGAACGACCATACTACATGCTTTCCAGAAACTGAACCCCGAACAGGTTCTACAAATGCGTGATGATACAAAGGAGCTGATGGAGACCCAGCACCAGTTGATGGAGACGCTTTCGTCGCTCGGTCCGCAGGTGAAGCAGGGTGCGGAGTTAGTGAAGAGCTTCCAGGGAATGTTTGGAGGAAACCTAACAGACGTCCTGAAGGAGTGAAGCGCCAGCCGCATACTTGAAATACTGATGCCCAGGTTCCTTTGACTGAATATCGAGCAGAGGAACTCCGAAGGCATGGGTAAGAATCTTCCAGACAAAAATCGTTGTGCCGAGATTGTAGTGTTCTACAACCTCGCTCCAGCGCTGAATGGCAGCTACGAGAACTTGTATAGAGGATGCGATATACCATGCTAATGTGGTAAACGACATATCGTGGGTTCCGCCAAAGTAGATATACAGACTTGGGAACCCGAGATAACATACCCAGAAAAGAACATGACCAATCGGCTGAATGAGAATGGTCGCATACGTCATTGCATACTCGAGAAAATTAGGAGACCACAGACTCTTTTCCAGAGCTATGTATTTCCAAACCACCGAGCCGTGATTTGGATGTTCAATCATCCTTCGTAGAGGTAGACGGCTGATCCTCTGGGGCGGGAAGGTCATCAATTACAATACCGTTCGCAGGAAATTCCACCGTCTCAAACGTCTTGGGATTGATGTAGTACCACGTCTTGCCTTCGGAAGCGGGCATGATGGCGCCGAGAACTTCGGGAGTAACGTGGTTATCATAGGTAATGAGGCAGTTCAGTTCCTCAGTGCAATCTGTTAGATGCTCAACATCCTCGCCGAACCCGATATAGAGCCACGGAGGAGGCGGAGCAATAAACAGTTCAGCGAGTTTATATGGTGCGCGCCATTGGTGTCCATCCGTCCAATGAATAGCCACCTTGTGAACCTGGTGAAATCCAAGTGTCTTGCGAACATCGTGCAGAATAAAATTGCTGTCTCCACTACCAATGTCTAGTTCATGATACTCCGAGACAGAGATTTTGCAACCATCCCTGTCGTGAACAGACCATGCCATCGTCTCATACGTAGGATTGCGACCGTAGACACAAACCTCAACCGTGTAGTAAAGATTGACGACTGCATGAAGAATCCATGAACCAACCGTCTCAATAGCATCTTCAAAGCGAGGCATTTCTATACTATAAACATCTACGCCGTAAAACCCTCCATCATCGCGCGGTCGAGCTGCAGTCCAATAGCAATCGAGGTTCCGAGCGCCGTCACAATGAATGGCATCGCCATCAGGAACCACGCAACAATGCCGAGGTTGAGGCGGCACAGCAGGTCGAGAACAAATACCGTGGCACCACCAAAGACGAGCTTCATCGCGGCCGTCACAAAGGCAAAATCCGCGATATCCAGACCGAGCTGAACAGCAACGAACAGCGCATACAGAAGTGCAGGGGGGCACAGTCCATCGATAAATTTCATTTTCGTGCTTTATGTAGTATACATAAAATATGAGCAGCCAAGTTGAACAGGTGATGATGTATACGGGAGCGTCGCAGGGAGAGGCAGAGAAGGCTCTCGCCGATCAGAATGGAAGTATTATAGACGCGATCGCTATCCTAACCACCGTCCCCACCGTTTCTGGTGCTAAGCATATCCCCCCTCCCCCTGTTGTCGATGCGGGTCATGATGCAGATACTCTTGAGCGAATCCGCCTTGGACGTCTCATGGCTGACATGCTCAGCGCTTCAGCGAGAAACGACCTCCGCGGAAAGGCATCACACTACCCCGTGAAGGAGGAACAAACCGCATCTGGGGAGTGTAAGGAGCATTCGGCCCTCCCATCTTCGGCTTCTCAGTCGACACCGCAAACTGAATAGAATATTCTTGAAATTTTCGCTCGATATCGTTGATGTCCGTAAACACGTTCATTGCGTATGTCTGTTCATACGCACGACGAGAGGCTTCGGCATATACGTTGACATCATCTAGCTGATTTACTGTATCTACCCAGTCATCAATCTTGAAGTAATCGAGAGCATACTGGCTATCACCAATCCACTCCTTCATTCCCTCGGTCGTTCCTGAAGGGCGGGTATTGTTTGGATTATCCTTGGCCATCGGATTAGAATAAAGAACAGGAATACCGTTATACATCGCCTCAAAGGCAACACGGCCCCAGCTTTCGTAAAAGGAAGGGACCAGAAGAATACGTGTTCGCTGTAGAATTACGCGCACATCGTCCTGAACATCAATCCACTCAATATTTGGAATGTTTTCGGGAACGGCAATACGATTGTAGTATGGCCTGACTCCCAAAAATTTACGTTGTGGGAACCGATTTGCCATCTCTAAAAAGAGAGCAAGTCCCTTAAGAATGTTGGCATTGATTAGAGTGATACAGTCTCCAGTAGGAACTGTTCCCTTCTCCTGAAACTTAATATCATTTTCGATCATAGCAGGGCGGATGGCCTCTACGATCCGAAATGTAGGAGAAATAGGAACGGTATTGACAATATGATTGCGAATATGGTTGGAAATAATCCAGAGAATATCTGTCCACTGACCAGCACGCTGGTAAGCGGTAATATTATTCACATCTTCGCCAAAGTGCATGGTCGTCACCAGTGGCTTCTGGAATCGTTCATTCAGACGCCGCACAATATTGATCATTGGGAAGTGTGGAGCAGACCATACCCCTGCACCGTTCAGTTCATTCTCAGCATTCGTGTAAAATACCCACGGAAGATTGCGATAGACTCCACGAATAGCCCCGCGACCTCGATTTGTCGTAACGAATGATACGGTATGGCCACGACGTTGCAATTCTTTTGCAATAGCGACGTCGTGAAAGAAAGCTCCGCACGGATCGGGCATCATCTGTGCGAAAAAGACAACTTTCATTTCTTTGTTTATTCTGAGACTGCTTTCTGACGAACAAGACGCGTAGGATCACCGCCGCGAGACCATGGCTGAACAAAACTGTTGACTGCGCGCATCTCATCCTTCACCTCCTCAAGAAGGGGATCAAACTGCTGGGGGAAGAACTTGTCTGTGACCGTTGAGCACTCCTTGCGCGTGCGGATGGGTGCACTCTGGATAAGTTGGCTCTCCGTATCCTTATTTGCCGCGGACGGGCCGCCACCCATGTTGGGAGTCGTGGCCCACGGACGAGCAAATGTCTGCTGGTGACCCTTGAGGCGCTGAGTTCCAGGATCGCCCAGGGCAAGGCGAGAATACAGATCTACATCGCAGCCGCCCGCAGCCGTGTTTCCGTAGTTTCCTGTGTAATTCATGGTGACAAACGAAGACGCGAAGTCGGCAACGCGGTCAAAGTCCTGGCAGGGCTGGGGGGCAGGGCGAGCCGAGGTCATGTAATAATCCTGCTGGGCTTTATTATCGCGGAAATCATAATCCATCTGAGTTACATCAGACTTGTAGCGCGTCGGGGCATAAAACCACGAAAGCGGGTTTGATGTCTGAGGCTCCTGATCGGTCATCTTATTATCTAAAACGGATAAACTTTCGGGGAGCTAAACAGTCAAAAGTAACAGGATGTCCGTTCTCATGCCATGCGACTGGATTGATCATGACGAATTTGGAAAATTTGTAATTGATATTTATGGTCGAACTGACGAAGGGGATACGGCTATGCTTCGCGTTCGAGGTTACAAGCCATACTTCTACGTTGCGTCGGAGTATGATTTCTCAACAGAAGATCACGGTATCTCGAAGATTAAAGTGACTCATCTGGAGAAGTTCGATGTGTTTGCGGGATACAATGGTTACATTCCTACAAAGGTTCAGAAGGTGGAGGTAGAATCGATGAAGGATTTCAGAACGGCAGTGAAGGTTGCTAAGGATGCGTATGAGGACGGGAAGGCTCTCTACAGGGTCTACGAGGCGAACCTTCCTCCGCTCCTTCGGTTCTACCACGATCACGAGATTCTTCCTGCGTCTCCCGTCACCTTTGTGGCGGGGCAGAAGGTGAAGGGTGTGGAAAAGGCGTGGTATGTCGATTTGGTCAATATCAAGAGCAAGCCAAGTGCAGATACTCCACTCAAGATCGCGGCTTACGATATTGAGTGCACATCGGAGAGCGGCAACTTTCCAGTTCCCGAGAAGGACCCAGTGATCCAGATCGGGATTACGATGCGGTGGTCAAATAACATGATGCTGAACGTGGCACGCAAGGTGTTTATCTTTGGAACGGTGGCTCCGTCGGGGGATAAGACGGTAGAGTTCAAGGGGTTTCCGACGGAAGCCGATATGATTGAGGCGTTTCAGGAGTATGTGCAGGAAGAGAATCCCGATGTGATTTGCGGATATAATACGTATGGCTTCGATGACAAGTTCTTGGCAACTCGTGCAAAAGTCAACGGAATGAAACTCAATCTGGCGCGCGGATCTATCTGGGGTGATATTCTACAGAAGAAGACGTTCGAGCTGGCGTCGGGGAAGTATGAGGTGGAGTATTTGAAAACTCCTGGTCGCCTAACAATCGATCTCCTCCTGAACATGCGGCGCGAACATACGCTGGATTCTTACAAGCTGGATAACGTAGCATCTGTGTTTCTCCGCGATAAGGTGTTGAAGTTTGAGGGAACAACAGTGCATACCAAAACCACACGCGGTCTCAACGTGGGAAACTATGTGCGCTTTGATCTGGTGGGAAATACGATGAACCCGTATCAGGAGGGCCGCAAGTTCCTTGTGAAGAGTATGACATCCAAGACGTTCACGATCGATGAAACTGAACTCTTTACGGATCTAGATGATGCGGAGAAGAAGACGTTGGAGTGGTCGTTCACCAAAGACGACCTTCATCATCTCGAGCTGTTTGCGAAGCATAAGGGAAGCGCAGTAGATCGGGCGACGATTGCCAAGTATTGTATTCAGGACTGCGATCTCGTGTTGACGCTGATGGCGAAGCTGGACACATTTGTGAACGCTCGCGGTATGGCGGATGTGTGCTTCGTCCCACTACAATTCCTGTTCTTGCGTGGACAGGGAATCAAGATCTTCTCGCGCGTGGCGTATGAGGCCTCGAAGCGTAATCAGGTAATGCTGACCCAGGAGGCGCTGGAAGGTGATGGAATTGGGTATGAGGGTGCGATCGTGATCTCGCCGAAGATTAGGATGTATCTTGAGACGCCGATTGCAGTTCTGGATTTCAACAGTCTGTATCCGTCGTCGATGATTGGCGAGAACCTGTCACCCGACACCTTCCTCTACAGGAAGACGTATAGCAAAACAGGGAAGCTGGTGTCCTACGAGGGTATGCCTGCTGATCAGGTAAAGAGTCTCGAAGGATACCACGAGATCTCGTATGATGAAGACGGATGCAAGTGCGTATGCGCCTACATGCAGCCCGAAAAGGATAAGCCCCTTTCATTTGGTCTGATTCCTATGGCTCTCCAGATCATGTTGAAGAAGCGGAAGGAGGCACGCAAGAAGATGGAAGATCCAGGGCTGGATGATGCACAGAAGTCAGTGTATAACGGTCTTCAGCTGGCTTATAAGGTAGTCGCCAACTCCATCTACGGTCAGCTGGGTTCGCGGACATCGCCGATCCGCAAGATGTGTGTGGCTGCGTGCACGACAGCGGTAGGACGACGTTCCCTCCTCTTCGCCAAGACAACCGTGGAGGCTGATGGGGCAGAAGTGGTGTATGGCGATACAGATTCTATCTTCGTGAAGTTTCCAGGGAAGGATCTGTCGGGCGCGATCAAGGCGGGTCAGGATGCGGCAGCCAAGATTACAGCTGGATGTCCTCACTCAGCTTTCGTCATCGGGTATGAGAAGACCTTCTACCCGTTCATTCTATTCTGCCGCAAGCGCTACGTTGGGATGAAGTATGAGGAGGATCCTAGTCCCACGAAGTGTAAGCGCGCATCGATGGGGATTGTCTTGAAGCGACGAGACAATGCGCCTATTGTCAAGGACGTGTATGGCGGCGCCCTTGATATCATTCTGGAACACAAGGATGTGAAGCGGGCGGCCGAGTTTGTCAAGACGATGTTGGTGAAAGTCTTGAAGTCTGAACTACCTATCGAGAAGTTTGCGATCACAAAGCAGTTGCGGGACGATTACAAGGCAATGGCTGAAGATTACAAGGGCAGTGCAACGATTCCTGCTCACCGTATTCTCGCGGACCGTATGACGACGCGAGATCCAGGGAATGCACCGTCGGTGGGTGAGCGTCTCCAATATGTCTACATCCAGACGGACAAGAAGTTGCAGGCCGACAAAATCGAGACTATCGAGTTCATGCAGAAGAACAAATTGAAGTTGGATTCGCAGTTCTACATTACAAACCAGATCCAGAATCCAGTCGCCCAGTTGTTCGCACTCTGCATCGACAGGCTGGATGGATATCGTGAACCTAGGCCAACGTATGCCCAGATGCTGGCTGATAGTATGGACGATGGTAAGGATCTCGAGGATGCGACCCTGAACGTTCTGAAATACAAGGAGAAGCAGCTAGAATCTCTCCTGTTTCTCAAAGCCGATTACATTCAAAATGTGATTAGGGCTTCCCGTAGTGGTCCACTGGACAACTGGTTTAAAAAGAAGTAGATTTATCATACAAGTTATACAATGACCAGCAATAACGCCAATCTTCGGGATTACCAACTGGATATTCTCAGCGACCTGACATTTTCGCGCGCCTCATTTTTTCGTCGGCATTCTGGGATCCCTCTTCACCTGATTCGCATGTATCTCAACAACGAGACGCAGATGATGAACCTTCTTGATCGCGTGTCTCGTCCTTTATCCCCCCTTCCACCGCAGACACTGCCTCAGGTTCAAACTACATCGTTTGATGTCCCGCTCAACCTTGTTCAGCTCTTGTTTGGATCAAATGCAACGGTAGGGCTGGGACAGGGACAAAATCAGTTCTGGGATGCAGTTACCGTAGGTCTGACCCCTAATCAGTTCGCAGCAGGTACTCGAAATTATGAGAATCCCGCAGATGTAGCGGAGCAGGATCAGTGTTGTATTTGTCAGGAGGGCATTACGACGGAAGCCGCGGTTCATACTCTGTGTCCTGGACCTGCGTTGGGTGATGGAGTAACATCCACCAATCATCACGCGCTCCATAGGCGGTGTGCAACTGCATGGTTTGCGATTAGCACCAGGTGTCCAGTGTGTCGGGCAGATTTACGAACACTGAACCCAACTACTACAAATGCAGGAGCAGCCGTCAACGCCAATGCCACAGCCCCTGGTGGAGAACCCGACCAAGCCTCTAGTGGTGGTGTGCACCCCAACCTATAATCGCCGTTTCTGCCTTGATTTTTCCGTTGAATGTTTCAAGCGCCAGACATACTCTAATCTCCACTGGATCATCATTGACAACTCTGATGACCCCGAGAAGGACTGGTCTCCTATCAAGGAGAAAGAGAAGGAGGGACTCAAGATTACCTATTTCCATATTAAGACTCGCAAGCCCGTAGGTTATCTTCGCAATGTATGTTTGAAAGAGGCCATGAAACTTAACCCAGAGTTCATTGCGTTCTGGGATGATGATGATTACTACATGCCTCAGCGTATCAAGGTATCAGTCGAGGCTCTCCAGAAGAACCCAAAGCACGACATTATCGGATGCGCGGTCATGACTGTGTTCCTCACCCGCGAGAATGTCTTGATGGATGTCGGTCCCTACGGTCATAACCACGCAACAGCTGCAACATACCTGTTCCGTGCCAAGTGTGCCGAAACCCGCTACTTTCTGGAGACTGCTAACAAGGCAGAGGAAGGAACGTTCACCCGCGACTGGACGCTGGAAATGATCATGCTTCCTGCCACGGATATTCTCTTGGTCATTGGTCACGGTTTCAACACAGTGAACAAGAGTGAAATTTTCGAAGATCAGAGGAAGTTTGGCGGTCGGGTTCAGAACGCCGACAATGCCAAGAACCTCGTGCGATTCAAGTGGGTCAAAGATCCCAGTATGTGGGCTGTACTCCGTAAAACATTTCTTGATGCTTGAACAGATCCGCAATCGTGTCCCCTGACAAGGGGATCTGCTGGAGTGTATCTGATTGACCATACTGAAACCGATTCATCAGTCGACGCACATCATGCTGACACTCTTTGACTACTTTCTGGAATTCTACAAACGGCATTGGAGTATGAGCTTGTAGATTTTCATAGATATCTTTGGCATTCAGGGGCATACATCGATGAAGCGTAATATATTCGGGAGCCCGTTTGAAAATTACAGGAACTTCGTTCGAGGTGCAAATGATGGGAACAACCCTCTTAGGATCTTTGATCCATTCAAGAACTTTTCTCTGGGCATGTGGATCGCTTCCGTCAATTTCATCTAAGATCACACATGTCCTACGCGGTTTCGCATACTTCAAAATTGAGGTAAACGTGACTGGCGCCATACACGAATCGCGAAGAGAGGTCACATCTTCATGGGATCGCAGAGAGCGAGAGGCGTTGATTTCAAGGGGTTCATACCCAAAAGTTCGCGCGGCCGCTAACGCCATTGTGGTCTTTCCAATACCTGGAGTCCCTGAAATCAAAACGCTTCTGCTACGAGGATTGGCTTCCAAATATTTCTGGAGGATAGATTTGGCTTCTGTGTGTCCAATAATATCATCGAATGTCTGGGGTCGATATGTTTCAGAAAGCATTGTATCTTACTTAGTTACACGTTTACTTACAAAGTCCTTTCCAAGACGTTCCGCACGATTTCGCAATCTCACACTCCTTTCCCTGGTAAAATACTGGATTGAACGGTTTGCACTTTGTATGATACGATGGACGGCATTCCTTCTTTTTCTCGTCGTAGATCCAGAGATCTGGACACTTATTCACGGGACCCAGGGGTTTGGTAAGAACAATGGTAGGATTAGCGAGGTTGAGGTATCCCCACACAAAGGCTGCAAATACGGTGATGGTCACTGTTACGATAATCGCATCCTTTCCATACTTTTGGACGAGAGTCGTAAAGAACTCAGACATTCTTCTTCTATTTAATTACAAGAGGATAATGAGCGTCGGAGCCGCCAGACACGTTTGTAACACCTATTATACAACTACACTCAATCCAATTGTCCAACACCATGTTGATTCCTACGATGATTTCGTGGAGCGCCGTATCCCTGTATTCCTGAAAGCGTCTAACCCCATCAACCTTGTGCTGGGCGACGATCGAGCGATTCGTGTTTACCTTGGAGGGAAGGAAGGGAAGGTTCTTGGATACCGTCCTCCAGTCGATGAACTGGGTTCAGCCTTGATGCCCAACACGTGCCGAGTTGAGAACAAAACTTATTATCTTGACTGTATCGGCGACATTGAGGTTGAGTATCAGATTGGCACTGAAGTTCAAACTGAAAAGTTTGAAAAGGTTCTTCTGGCCCGTCTCCCTCTTATGCTGCGCTCAAAGTTTTGCCACTTAACGTCTCTAACACCTCCCCAGGCGTATGAGCAGGGCGAGGACTACAATGAGTTAGGAGGGTACTTTGTGATCGACGGAGGTGAGCGTGTTCTCCTTACCCAGGAACGCCTTGGAAACAACATTTTTTACTCGTCTCGTCGCAAGGTCATCTCGGCATCTGTTGATGAAGAGCAAGTGGGTGGAAAGACAGAGGAGCGGGGCGAAGATTATGAATACATTGCAGGAGTCAGGAGCGTGTCGGAAGACGGAACACGTGGTCCATGGTCACATTTCCTCGTGATTCCGTCCGAGAAGCGCCAGATGTCCCTGGAAGAAATTGATCAGCGGAAAGGAACTTCGTTGGAGATCAAGGATTACGGAACAACTCGTATTCGCGGTATGCCCATTCTAACTCTTCCAGGGTTCACGATCCCTGTTCCCATTCTCAGCGTTTTCCACCTTCTGGGTATTACAACCGACAAGGATCTCTACGACGTCATTCTTGCAGGTATTCCGCAGGAAGATCGGTCGGTCTACGATGATCTCTTTCTCCAGTTTGTCTTGGGACATAAGCCCGAGAAGTCAGATCTGGAGACGCTCAAGGTTGCAACCAAGAGCCGTAGTGAAGAGGAAGTGTTCTTCAATCTCCAAGCCATGCTTCTCCCCCACGTGGAATCTGAAGACTCTGACGATACTGGAACCTTGTTTCGTCGTAAGGCGTATGGACTCGGATACCTTTTCCGTATCTGTATGGACGTTGCCCTCGGAATCAAGAATCCGTCTGATCGTGACCACTTTCGCTTCAAGCGCTTTGATGTCTCTGGCGATCTCTGCTTCCAGG